CGCTGGTTGACGGCCTGAAGGGCCTGTTCAACCCGACTTCGACCATCAGCCGCCAGTTCAAGAACGGCATGATGGGCGAGGGCGTGCTGGGCTACGAGGAGATCAACATGAGCCAGTCGATCGTGAACCACACGAACGGCGACTGGGGCACGTCGATCACTGTCACCTCGTCGGTCACGACGCAGGGCGCCACCTCGCTGGGCATCAGCTTCACCGGCTCCAGCAAGACCTGGAAGGCTGGCGACGTGTTCACGATTGCCGGCGTCTACGCCGTCAACCCGCAGACCCGTCAGTCCACCGGCTCGCTGCAGCATTTCGTGGTCACCGCTGATGCCAGCGGCTCCTCGACTGCCACGCTGTCGATCAGCCCGGCCATCTACACCGCCTCGCACGCGCTGGCGACTGTGGATGCCTTCCCGGCTGGTTCGGCTGTCGTGACGATGCTGGGTACGGCTTCGGCGCAGAACCCGCAGAACCTTGTCTACCACAAGGATGCGATCAGCTTTGCCACCGCCGACCTGCTCATGCCGCAGGGCGTGGACATGGCCTCGCGCCAGGTTCACAACGGTATCTCCATGCGTATCGTCCGCCAGTACGACATCAACAACGATCGGCTGCCTTGCCGTATCGACGTGCTGTACGGCTACTCGGTGATCCGCCCGGAAATGGCCGCCCGCATGTGGGGCTGACCTGACTGGAGCGCGGGTTAACCCCCGCGCTCCTTCCAACCTCTTTTAGGAGTATCTGACAATGGCTTTTCCCTCTTACGGTGGTGGTTTTCAGGTCGGCGACGGCAACGTCAACGAGTTCCAGATCGGCGTGCAGGCTGACCCGCAGACGGCTACGGCCACTGCGACGCTGACCACGGCGCAGGTTCTGGGCAGCCTGCTGGTTGCCAACCCCAGCACTTCGGCGGCTGCGTACACGCTGCCGACGGCGGCTTCGCTGGATGCGGCGCTGGTCAACCCCAAGACCAACAGCACTTTCGAACTGAAGCTGGTGAACCTGGGCACCTCGTCCGGTGCGGTCACGATGACGGCTGGCACCGGCTGGACGCTGGTGGGCAATGCGGTTGTCGCGGTCACTTCGTCGGCGCAGTTCCTGGCCCGCAAGACGGGTTCGGGTGCGTGGACGCTGTATCGCGTCGCCTGATTGGCTAGGGGGCCGCAAGGCCCCCTTCCTTCATGGTCATCTATCTTCGGCACCCGGTGCATGGCACCAAGGTGGCCATTTCCGACATCGAAGCCGCGCAGGATCTGCGAAACGGCTGGATTGTTTTCAACCCGGATTTGCCTGCCGCTGCGGTTGCTTCCGAGCCGGAACCGGTGAATAATCTGCCGAGGCGCCGGCGCACCTCTATGTAGGGCTGACATGCAAAAGTACACCAATGCCATCCAGGACGTTCACGGTAATGCGGTGGCAGGGGCGACGATTGCGGTCTACCTGTACGGCACGCTGACGCCTGCGACGATCTACTCGGACAATGGCAGCACTGTCATTGCTTCCAGTAGCGTCACGTCTGACTCGACGGGCGAGTTCTATTTCTACGCGGCCAATGGCCGCTACACGCTGTCTGTCTCGGCACCGCAGTTTGCATCCGAGCAGGTGTCGGATGTGTACCTGTACGATCCGACCGTGGCCAACGTGGTGGACAAGTTCACCGCAACCGCCGGCCAGACGGTGTTTACCCTGTCAAATGCCCCCGGCGACATCGACGCGCTGCTGGTGGCGCTCAATGGCTCGGTGCTGACGCCCGATGTGGACTTCACGCTTTCGGGCGTGACGCTGACGCTGGTGGTAGCCGCTGCAGCTGGCGACTACCTGGTGTCGCATTACGGCCTGCCGACCTCGCAGCAAGTCATTGCGGCTGGCGCTGTGACCGACGCCTCGGTGTCGTCCAGTTCCAAGCTCTACAACCGCATCAACGACTGGGTTTCGGTCAAGGATTTTGGTGCAGATCCTACCGGCGTGGCGGACAGCACTGCGGCAATTGTTGCCGCGCTGGCCACGGGGCATGACGTTCTCATACCTGACGGCACTTACCGGCTCGCTCCGACGGCTGTTCAGAACATCGCCAACAATGGCTACCAGCGCCTGTACGGTGAGGGCAGCGTCACGTTGAGCGTCAATCTGGCGTCCAGCATCGACCTGTTCTCGTTTGCTGGCCCGGTTTCGCTTGAGAATCTGACGATAGATTTCAACGCATCGTACTGCCGCTACGCGTTCAAGTGGGCCGCAAGTGTCGGCCATGTCCGTGTGTCGAACGTGCGCGTGCGCAATCTTAAGGACACTGATTCCACAACTGGCTCGATTACGTTCTGGCTGATCTCCACGGGCAACACCTTTGAGTTTGCTGGCGTCAAGGCATACCTGATGCTCAAGCGCGGCAACGGGACGATCGGCGATGCGGCTGGCAGCTACAATCTGATCTACGTCGGCGGTGGCACCGGCGCAACGCAAGGTTCTGTCCGGGACGTGTTTGTGAGTGATATTCACAACATCAACGCATCGGATCAGGTCATCTACGAAGACACTGCCGGCATTTATGTTCAGACCGACAGCAGCGATACCGCAAACCGCGTCGAGATCAGCGATGTTAGCGGCGTAAACTTCGGCAAGCGACTGCTCAAAATCCATGCGTCCAATGTCAATGTGGACGGTGTGACGGGCTATTCGACCGAGGGTGATTCGCTTGGCGTAATCGGGTTCATTACCGGGCAGACGTTTGGAGACAAGTACGGTTGCTCTGCTTCCAATGTTAGAGCCTACGGCAACATGGAGGCAGCGTTCTTCAACGATGCCCCTGGAACTCGATGGAAAAATGTGATCGCCAGCGTGCAGCCCGGTACCAAGGCCGGCATGACCAACTCCGGCTTTGGGTTGCTGGTCAGCGGGGAAAGCACCGAGGTTGACGGCTTTACCTGCGACTCCGAGCGCATCATGGCCATCGGATCTGCTGCTAGCGTCCTGAACGATATTCGGCTGTCCAACCTTAACATCACGCTGAACAGCGCGGTGACGCAGGGCATTCGCAACGATGCCAACACTTTGGGGTTTGACGGGCTGGTGATCGAGAACCTGTCCATCACCGTGGCATCGTCGATGTCTGCGGCTACGGTCCCAGTGGATCTGTCAACATACCTGAACGGAACGACCATCAAGGGCCGAAACGTCAGCATCCGCAATGTGCAGACCATCAGCGCGGGTCCTGCCAATGCCTACTGCTTGAGCCTGAAGTACATCGAGAACGCATCGCTGCGTGACTTCTTCTACGGCAACACCAGCGGCAATACCCACTTCAGGCTTGCCATCTTCGACACTTGCGCCAACGTCAATGTTGACTCGGTGACGGTTGAGGGTGCCAACACGATCGGCGTGTACCTTGTCAGTTGCACTGGGTACAACACGGTCAATCAGGTGCAGAATACCGGCGCAACCATCGCGGCGGTCTACAACAGCAACTCGTCCAACGTCACGGTAAACTACTGCGACCCGGCCAAGGTGTCGGGCGTAACGACTGCGACGTGGATAAACAGCAAGTTGATGACTGGCACAACGGCAAACCGTCCGACGACCGGGTTGGTTACCGGCGTTTCGCAGTACTTTGACACTACGCTGGGCAAGCCGATCTGGCGAAACGGCGCGAATTGGGTTGACGCAACGGGAGCCACGGTATGACCAACGCACGCAATCTCGCCAACCGCTCCACCGACTTCGTTTCCGTCCGCGACTTCGGTGCGCGGGGCGATGGGGTGACCGACGACACGGCTGCGATTGTTGCTGCTCATACTGCCAGCAAGTGTGTTGACTACCCGCCCGGACGCTACCTCGTAACCATGCAGAACAGTGCTGCACTGGTTACCTACACTTCGCAGGAAGGCGTCAGGATCACCGGTCGCAATGCGACGATCTACGACCCGCGTGTGTACACCGGCGACCCGCAGGCCCCGGTGTTTGATTTTGTTACCTGCACCGACGTGCAAGTGGTCGGACTCAATTACGAAGGCGCGGCACTTGCCTCGCCGTCCACGCAGCTTGGCTATCTCGGTGCCACGTTCGTCCGCTGGCGCAATGGCAGCACTGGCCTCAAGGTTAGCGCCACGCTGGAGAATGCCCGCTACGGCGTTCTGTCTGGGGCCTACGCCGATGTCACGTATGGCAATTGCGCCAACGTGGAGGTCGATCTGACCTGCACAAGCGTAGGCTACCCCATCGCGCTATATTATCTTGACGGCATCAAGGCGCGCATTTACGCAACCAATGTCCACCGCGCAGCCTACCTCGCTGGGGTATCGAGCGGTTCCGTTCATGCTTACTGGAAGAACCAGTACATCGCAGATATTGCGGTGCTGCTGACTGATGCCCTGACCAGCGCGACCCCGACGCTCAAGGGGTGTTCGAATATGGATATCGTCAGCATCGACACTGGTAGCACGGTGTTTCAGTCATCCAGTGCTTGCTGTGGTATTACCAACTCGCGGCAGACAGCTGCGATTGACCACCAGAATCTGACGTTCCGGTTTGGCGTCAAGTCCACCAATACGGTTTCTACCAATGTTGGTGGGTTTAAGGTCTACAGTGGCACGCTGCCTGGCGGGGAGCCGTATTACTGGGAGCCGACGACCGTCCTGCGAAACATCCGCGTTTCGGGAACCATTGATCGCACTGGTCAGACGGTAGACAGCAACGCAGCAGGTGACATTTATTGGCGTTCTATCGACACGGGCGTGCATACGGCCACGGTTTCAAATATCGCTTTTGAGGGTGTGGTAATCGTTCCTTCGTCTGGCACCACCCGCAACTGTTACTTTGAAGCGTCTGGACTGCAGGACACGGTTGCCTTCCGTGACTTTGTTTCTTCTGGCGCCGTTGGTATTTCTGTCGCCACTGCCGTTGGCACTCGCGTGGTGCTGGAGAATAGCAAGCTGCCTGCACTTGTGTCTGGCGGCACGGTTGGCAGTGTCGAACTGAACAATTCGACGGTCACGACGTTCCCGGCTACGTTTACGACCACCGGTTCGCCGCTCAACGGCTCAACCGTCAACGGCGCGGGTATGACCTTGCGCTACAAGGAAACGACGCTCACGCTGTCCGGTGCCTCAACCAGTTGGGCAAGCACGATCCCGTCCGGTGCAGTGGTCATGGGCTGTGTTTCGCGCATCCAGACCGATATTACTGGTGCCACGGGCTATTTGTTGGGCGTCGCCGCTGATACCAGTCGCTGGGCTAACACTAACAACCTGACGGCTGGGCTGACTACGACGCCAACCAACTATGGCGCTGCTGGCCTTGCTCCACAGATTTACCAGTCGGCTACCAGTATTGTAGTCACAGCCAAGACCAGCAACTTTACGGGCGGCACGCTCAAAGTCGGGCTGTTCTACTTTGACACCACGGGAGCCACGGTATGACCAACGCACGCAATCTTGCCAACCGCTCCACGGATTTATGACCACCTCAGCATGGCAGCGCAAGGCCGGTAAAAACCCCGCAGGCGGGCTGAATATCGCCCGGGACAAGTAAGGAACCAACATGCCTATCGTACTTTCTTCCGCTCCTGGTGCCACGACGGCAAGCGATCTGATCAATGGCGCGCTGCGCCTCTTGGGCGTCTTGGCTGAAGGCGAAACGCCGTCGGCGGAAACCTCGGCGGACGCGCTGCTGGCCATGAACCAGATGATCGACTCGTGGAACACCGAACGCCTGGCGGTTTACTCGACGCAGGATCAGGTGTTCACCTGGCCCGCTGGCGTCATCAGCCGCACGCTGGGGCCGACGGGCGACTTCATCGGCAACCGCCCGGTGCTGCTGGACGATGCCACCTACTTTCGCGACGCCTCCACGGGCGTAAGCTACGGCATCAAGATCATCAACCAGCAGCAGTACGATGGAATTGCGGTCAAGACGGTGACCAGCACCTACCCGCAGATCATCTGGTTGAACATGACGCATCCCAACGTGGAGATGTACGTCTACCCGGTGCCGATCCGTGCGCTGGAGTGGCACTTCATCTCGGTGGACGCTTTGACGCAGCCGGCCAGCATCTCAACTGAACTTGCCTTCCCGCCGGGCTACCTGCGCGCTTTCCGCTACAATCTGGCTTGCGAAATCGCCCCGGAGTTTGGCGTGGAACCCTCACCGCAAGTGCAGCGCATCGCCATGTACAGCAAGCGCAACCTCAAGCGCATTAACGCGCCGGAGGATCTGATGTCGCTGCCGTACAGCATCACGGGTACGCGCCAGCGCTTTAACGTGTACGCTGGGAACTATTAAACATGAAAACGCCGATTCTCGGAAGCGCGTATGTCGCCCGCTCCGTCAACGCGGCGGACAACCGGTGCATCAACCTTTTTCCGGAAGCCATCCCGGAAGGCGGCAAGGAACCGGGGTTTCTCAACCGCTGTCCTGGGCTGCGCAAGGTGGCAACCATAGGCTCCGGTCCCGTCCGGGGCCTGTGGACGCACGAGGACACGCTCTTTGTCGTCTCCGGCGATCAGTTCTACCGCGTGGACTCCAGCTACAACGCCACGCTCATCGGCACAGTCTCCGGCACCGGGCCGGTAAGCTTGGCAGACAACGGCATCCAGCTGTTCATCGCCGCCAACCCGACAGGCTACATCTACAACTTCAACACGCAAGAGTTCTCCATCATCACCGACCCGGACTTTGCCGGCGCGGTGAATGTGGGTTTTCTCGACGGCTACTTCGTGTTCAACGAACCCGATAGCCAGACTGTATGGATTACCAGCATCTATGAGGGTACGTCTATCGACCCTCTGGACTTTGCCAGCGCCGAAGGCTCCCCCGACGGCTTGGTCAGCCTGATTGTTGACCACCGCGAACTGTGGCTCTTTGGCGCTGATTCAACCGAGGTCTGGTACAACTCCGGCGACGCCGACTTCCCGCTGACGCGCATCCAAGGCGCGTTCAATGAGATCGGCTGCGCGGCGGCCTACTCGGTGGCCAAGTTGGACAACGGCATCTTCTGGCTCGGCGCCGACGCCCGCGGCAAAGGCATCGTCTACCGCGCCAACGGCTACACCGGGCAGCGCGTCTCCACCCATGCCATTGAGTACGCAATTCAGAACTACAGCCGAATTGACGACGCCCGCGCTTTCACCTACCAGCAGGAAGGCCACGCCTTCTACGTCCTGAACTTCCCGACGGCGGGCAAGACCTGGGTGTTTGACGTGGCTACCGGCGCGTGGCACGAGCGTGCGGGATTTGACAACGGCGAGTTTGCCCGGCACCGCGCCAACTGCCACGTCGCCTATCAGGGCAGCCCCCACGTCGGCGACTACGCTAACGGCAACATCTACGTCTACGACCTGTCCTACTTTGCCGACGACACCGCGCCGCAAAAGTGGCTGCGCTCGTGGCGTGCGCTGCCCACCGGCGAAAACAACCTGCTGCGTACCTCGCAGCACGGGATGCAGCTGGACTGCGAAACCGGCGTGGGCCTGATCGCAGGCCAAGGTTCGGACCCCAAGCTGATGCTGCGCTGGTCGGATGACGGCGGACACACCTGGTCGCGGGAACACTGGGCGAACATGGGCAAGATCGGCCAGTACGGCTACCGCGCCTTCTGGCGACGGCTGGGCATGACGACCAAGCTGCGCGACCGTGTTTATGAAGTATCAGCAACTGATCCGGTCAAGGTCGCCATTGTCGGCGCCAACCTGATCATCAGCGGTACAAACGCCTGATGGCCAACATCACCAACATCCCCGCCCCCCGCGTCCCGTTCATTGACGACCGGACGGGCCTGATGGCGCGTGAGTGGTACAGGTTTTTCCTTAATCTGTTCACGCTGACCGGGCAGGGGCAAACTTCGCTCTCGCTGGACTCGTTGCAGATCGGCCCACCCACCAGCTACGACGGCATCCAGCAAGACGGCACGGTGGACAACGCCCCGGCGGCGCTGGACTACTCGGAACTGGCCGCGCTGACAAGTTTGGTGCAAGGCCTGACTATGGCCCCACCCAACATCGAAACGCAGAAGCTCTACAGTGGCAGTTTCTACGACACGACGACGCAGACCGCTGCGGCGATCAACACGGCTTACGCGCTGACGTTCAACAGCACTAGCCACAGCGCCGGCGTGCGGATTGGCAGTCCAACCTCGCGCATCATTTGCGACAACCCTGGGCTGTACAATTTTCAATTCTCCGTGCAGCTGGACAACACCTCCGGTGGCGACCATAACGCTTACCTCTGGGCACGGATTAACGGCGTGGATGTGTCAGCATCTGCCGGACAAGTTCGTCTTAAAGGCAATAATGGTGAATTGGTTGCTGCGTGGAACTATGTGCTACAAGTTGCGGCGGGCGACTATTTTGAGTTGATGTGGGCAGTGTCTGATACCGCGGTGCAAACTATCGCCGTCGCGGCCACTAGCCCTGTGCCTGCAATTCCCTCTATAATCCTGACAGTCACCCAGGTGAGCATATGAGTGTAAGTCTTTCATTGTTTGCCGGCTCTGGCGCGCAGTTCTTCGCCGACAACGGGGCGATGCTGACGGGTGGCCTGCTTTACACCTACATCGCCGGCACCACTACGCCGCTGGCGACCTACACCACTAGCGCGGGGACGACGGCCAACGCCAACCCTATCGTGCTGGATGCTGCGGGCCGCACCACCAATCAGATCTGGCTGACTGACGGCAGCAAGTACAAGTTCGTGCTGAAAACCTCTGCCGGCGTGACGATTGGCACCTACGACAACATCATCGGCGTCACCGATACCAGCACGCTCCTTGCCGCGCCATCGGCCATCGGCTCCACCACGCCCAACGCCGGTACGTTTACCACCCTGACGGCAAACACCGCGCTGCGCAGCGCCAACGGCCTGCAGATCGGTTCGACCTACCAGAACACGATCACCAAGGACGGCAGCGATCAGTTCGTAGCGCGCAACTCCACCCAGCAGTACACCAACTGGGTCAACGCCGCGCCGACGCAGACCGCGCTGACGGACTACCGCGCAGCGCGCACGCTGCTGTATCGGGCCGACAACAGCGGCAATTCCGAGTACCTGGAGTTGTACAACGATTACACCGCCACGCTGCAGCAGCATGGCCT